CTCGGAAGAAACTCTTAATACGCGGCAGCCGTAAGACAACGCTTACGGAAGAAGGCATGATTTAGAAAGCGTGCAAGGAAATCATCGAGCTTACCGAACGTACGGAAGCAGAGCTTATGTCCTTTGACGATGCTCCTTCCGGAGTTGTGCATATCGGTGCCGCCGAAACCAGACTGATGCAGAGGCTGTCGGAATCAATGATGTCTCTTCAGAAGGAATATCCGGATATTTCTTTTGATATCTTCAGCGGAAGCACCATCGAAGTAAATGAAATGGTGGATAAAGGGCTGCTGGATTTTGCCGTTATGGTAGCGCCCATTGATTTGACCAAATACGATTATATAGAACTTCCAATCAAAGAACTTACAGGTCTTTTGATGAGAAAAGATAATCCTATGGCAAAAAAGAAAACTATCAAAGCAGCCGACATCAAAGAGGAACCGCTTTTTGTCTCGCGTCAGCAGCTCGACGGAGATGTGCTGACCGGATGGCTTGGACGTGACCCGAATACTCTTAACATCGTCTCAACCTTCAATCTGATTACAACACCGTCCATGATGGTAGAAGCCGGAATGGGCAGTGCCTTTACACTGGAAAATCTCATCCGCACGGAGGGAGACTCCTCGCTATGCTTCAGACCGCTTTCTCCGAAGGTTGAAGTGACATTTTATCTTTATTGGAAAAAATACCAGATGTTCAGCAATGCTGCGGAAGCATTCCTGGAACAGCTAAGACAGGATATTTTACAAGCCGAATGATAAAAAGTGCAGCTTTAGGACTCATCCCAAGGCTGCACTGATTGTCTGTTCTAAGGTCGTAAAACGCTACCTTAGGATTTATGATGTTTCTTCAGTTAATTCATAGGTAATCTTCATCGTCATATCAGTAGTCTTCACCACCGCAGAGGAGAGGTTATTGATGGATGCCAGATACGGTGTCAGCAGATAGCAGACAAAATACTCACTGCCGTAACTGCTCGTCCAGCCAAACAGAAAGTGCTTATACTGGAACAGTGGAGTCGCAATCGGGAGTATCCTTTCACTTCCCACCGTCGCAATGATTCCATCCGATGCCGTTATCTGAAAGTCATATCCGATAATCAGGTCATCATTTACGATTACCATGTAGTTTTCGCTTGTACCGGAACCGGCAAGAGGCTTATACGCTGACGTGAAGCCGAGGTCAATCAGGGTGATGTCCGTGTAGTTACTGAGGTTAATCTTGTAGATTCCGGCTTTGTTATAGCTTGCCAGATACAGATACCCGTCACGGATAACGCCTCTCGATTTTCTTGCCGGATAAGAGTCTGCCGCAAAGGAACCAATCGGCTGCAAGTAGGTATTAGACAGAGTCCATGAACCTTCCTCAAAGCTGTAGTCCTCTTTCTTAATCTTAATCCAGAGCATTGTGGCATCTCCCGAGGAGTTCCCTTGATTTGAGAATCCATACCAATAGCCGTCATGCCCGTCAAGGAAGTCGCCGTACTTGGTATAGCTGCCGAGGAACTTGAAGGTCGAGCAGGTTAACGTCTTTGCCTCTTCAACAGTATATCCGGAGCCGCTGAGTTCTTCGTTAAGTCCAAGCGTAAATATCGGGAATCTGCTCTTCGTAATGGTAACCGCTGAATCAGCAAATGCCATCGAATAGAGATATTCATTTTCAAAGTCAATCTCCACGCACTGATGAAGCGGAAGCTGCTCCTCCGTGGTGAGGTCACCGACACTTATCTTGCAGACAAGAAGGAAAGGCGTATCGTCCGCAACCGTGCTGCCGTATGCATTGGCACCGCCCTGCGCGGAGGTAAGAGCCGCAGCCGCGATTGTTCCGTTGCCCTGACTCGGAGTAAATTCCCAGACGAAACGATAGCCGTTATCAAGCGTCTTGCTTTCTGTCAAATTAAGGCTTCCCCTGGCCGTGTTTGCCGTGGAGTTTACATCATTGGATGCGTACGCTCCGGGGAGATTATTTGAAAGCGGATAGACATTATCCGCAGACTCCGTAAGCGTTGACGGGAACAGCAGAATCCCTCCGATCATGTTCGGGCATATCGGCAGCAGATTGTCCTGCCAAATGAAATCCGGATACTTGTTGTAGGTGTTATAAAAGATTCCCATCGGATTGATTCCAAGGATGTTGTTTGCAGTATCCGTTATCATATTTTCTTCCGTCACGCTCTCGAGCACCTCTTCTGTCGAGGAGTCGATAAGCTCCAGTGTCATCGTTCCTTTTAACTTTTTCTTCGCCATGTTTTAATCCTCCTCAATCTTGGAACCCTCGCCATGCAAAATCCGCTTTGCGGATGGCTCGGGCTGGGTCACGCCTGATTGGCGTAACATTAAACAAAGGGACTGCCGAAAGCACCGATGCTCCTGCGTCCCGTGATTACCTGTGATAATGTTTCCGTATGAAATTTCTGATATTCCATAGTAATGGAATCAGAAAGCGTATGCGTCTTCGGACCGTTACCAATCTTAAGCCTCTCGATGGTATCCGCAAGGTTGATGGTTCCGTCCCAGGCATCCGCAGCACCCATACCCTGACCACTAATAGATGCAATGCAGTTTCCCGTATCCACCGAAGCCGTGCCACCGCTCATCCTCATGTAAACATTAAAGGTGTTCGTATAGTTCGCGATAATGTTCTCAATCGGATAATAAAGAAGAATGGTGTGTGCTCCGGAATGCCAGGTCTCTATCGGGTGATGAATCTCAACGACCTCGTCATTCAGTTCAAATGTAAAATAAGCTACCGCCTGACCGTCCACCGTCCAGCTTGCAGGAAGTTCCACGGAAAGCACCACATCATCACCGGCTTCCGTTTCAGCCGCTGCAGTTCCCACAGCCGATATGATGTCATCCGCAGAAATGGTAATATCACCCTTTGCTGTAGCCGAGCGTGTCTCCTCATCAGCCGTGACATTTATGATGACCTGACCGAAGAACTGAGCATGGTTTTCTTCACTTGTAGCAAACTGAATGCTAATGATCTGCACATCTGTATTGCTTATGGTAAAAGCCGATGCATTCGTAAATGTATGGATGCCAATCTTTGCCGCCTCCACCTGATTTAAGAGTCCCGAGATGTTCTTATCGTTCTTGGACTTCGCCTGTGAGAGCTTCGGATTCTTGCCAACGCACTTGATGGTCTGCCTGCCGCCAATCTTGATGTTGCTTGCCGTAATGCAGGCATACTTCGTGGAATCCGCCTGACCGCCTGTGAATGAAATGATATCCCCGAGGTCGAGTGCCGGATTGCCGATAGTGTCGGAATCGAAGGGAACATAATTTACCACTGCGATATCGTTCAGGATGTTTGTGATGAGTTCCTTCCTGGTATCGTCCGTACCGAACTGCAGGAGCGGATTCACGCCGAGATTCATGGTGAGTCCGTCATCGGTTTCAAGTGAGTAGTATTCCGCAATCTGAGTTCTGAGATTCGTGGAGCTGACCGCCGTGTATCTTGTAATGAAATCTGAAAAGCTGGAAGAGAAGCGGTGTTTTTGTTCCACGGTGAGAGAGGAGTCGGAACCGTATTTCCTGAGTTCCAGCTTGCCTTCACGGTTGATTACCCAGAAGCCTCCGAGGACTTGCCCTACATAGTACAGAACATCACGATAGGTTTCGATGTCGTTATCTTCATAGATCGACAAGTTCTCCGTTCCGTTCGGAAGTGCCTCAATCTCATCTCTCGTCTGTGCCAGTTCAACCTTGCAGCCGGTGGAGCAGAGGATCATGAAATCATAGGCATTACCGATGGTTGAAAAGCCGTTGAAGTTCTTCTCAAATCGGAGCATGTAATCGTATGCTTTTATCTCCAAAGTCCTTACCTTGCGGTTTGCCTCGCTCACCTCAAAGATTCCCATCGGAACTTCCTCGTAGGTGCCATCCGAAAGCTGCAGATGATACTTCATCTCAATGACCGCATCCTCAAGGGTGTAACGGTCAATCTCTGAAAAGAGCGAGATGCCAAGCTCCGCAGCATACACCGTGCCCAGCTCAATCTCCGTAGATCCGCAGCACTGGGAAGATATATAGCCGCTCCCTTTGACGATATCCTCCTGCGTAATCTCATACACCGTGCCGTCCGTGGTGGTTATCGTTCCCGTCCAGTAGTAGCTTCGGGTGTTCGCTTTGATTGCCTCAAGGAAGGCTTCGCTTACTTCGTACATAATCGCCCTCCTTAAAATTCCTTTAATGTGAAAGATACCTCCCACAGCGAACCGTAGGAGGTATCCGATGCCAGCTTACTTGAAAACCCGGTAATATACATTTCCGTTGATGTCATTTCCATTGTTGCCGTGTTTAAGTACTGCACGGTCATCTTGGAAAGCTTCTTATAGTTCGTACAACTTCATCAGCCACGTCTTGGAAACATTGAAACTGACCTTAATTTCAACAACGCCTTCACGAACAACATCTCGCTGCGTGGTTCCGGCTTCCGTGGTGCCGCCGCTGTCTGCCTCAACATCTGAGAGTTCGATGGAGTAGGAGACAGGCATGGGAATGTTTTCATCGTTGAAAATAAGATATTGTAAATGTGCCATGTTATCTGCCTCCTGACTTTAGATTCACTCTTTGCTGAGCGGTAACGACCACCTCGTCAATCATCTCCGTGCCAAGATATACCGGGATGACAATGTCACCGCCGCCGGCATTTCCCGAAAGGGTGGAAGAGAGGGCAGAGGTGATGCTGCTTATCAGGTCGCCGGTGTTCGCGGCAGAAGAGGAGGAGTAAGTTCCTCCGGCTGTCAGCACCTGAGGCGACAGAACCATATCTCCCGCAACATCCGTCATTGCCTTATCAATCATGCCGCGGCTCTTCTCGATGCCCTTGGCAAGTCCGCCGATGAAGTCCGGCATCCAGCTCTCGTAATCCGTCAGAGGACCCTCGTCCGGCACGGAGAAGTGAAGGATGGACCTGATCTTCTCAGCGACACTTGAAACCGCCTCACCGACCTTGCCAATCATGGATTTGATACCGTTCACGATACCGCCGATAAAATCAGCACCCCATTTAAATGCCTGAGATGCCAGTCCCTTCACGAAGTTGATGGCCGTGTCGAAACCGCCCTTTACTGCGGAGTATATGTTTCCGCAGATGTTCTTAATGCCTGAGAGCATATTGGTGAAGGCTGTCGTGACCGCTGTCTTGATGCCGTTCGCAACCGTGGTCACCGCTGTCTTGATGGCATTCCAGACCGTTGTAACCGTGGTCTTAATTGCGTTTATAACTGTCGTGATGGTTGTTTTTATCGCATTCCACACGGTCGTGATAACCGTCTGGATTCCCGTCATCACCGTCTGAATCGTGGTCTTGATGGCATTCCATACGGTTGTAACCACGGTCTTGATCGTATTCCAAGCCGTGGTAAGAAAAGTCTGTATTGCCGTAACCACCGTGGTAAAGATGGTCTTGATGCCATTCCACGTGGTTGTGAAGAATGTCGATATTGCCGTCCAGACCGTTGTCACCGCGCTCTTAATCGTGTTCCAGGCTGTGGTAAGGAAAGTCGATATCGCATTGACCACCGTTGTGAATATCGTCTTGATGCCATTCCACAGTGTGCTAAAGAAGGTGGATATTGCTGTCCAGACTGTCTGTACTGTGGTTTTAATCGTATTCCAAGCCGTAGACAGGAAAGTCGAGATAGCCGTAACCACCGTGGTAAACAGCGTTTTGATTCCCGTCCATAGTCCTGAGAAGAATTCGCTTATCGCAGTCCACACAGTAACCGCCGTGGTCTTGATAGCCTCCCATGCCGATGCGAAGAACTCCTTCAGTCCTTCCCAGACAGCTACAGCCACTTCCTTGATGTTGTTCCACAGATCTATCCAGAACTGCCTGAATTCCTCATTCGTGTTCCAAAGATAAATGAAAGCTGCAACCAGTGCCGCTATTGCTGCGATAATCAGAACAATCGGATTTGCAAGCATTGTGGCGTTAAGTGCTGCAAATGCTCCCTTCACCGTATTGATAATGCCTGCAAGCTTCGGAACGACCGTCATGATCGTGCCGACCGTGGATATAAGCTTTCCAACAATAAGCAGCACCGGACCGATAGCCGCAACGATAAGTCCGATGTGAACCACCACAGACCTCTGCGCAGGTGTCAGGCTGTTCAGCCAGTTAACTAGTCCCTGCACAGCATTTACCACTTTCTGAATGGTCGGAGCAAGCGTCTGTCCCAGCGTATAAACAAGAACATCCAGTGAGGACTTCAGCTGCTCGATGGAACCGCCGAAGCCGCTCATCATGGTGTCTGCCATCTCGTCCGTAAGTCCGGAACAGTTATTGATGGAATTGCTCAGGTTATCGACATCGGTCGGAGCAGTATTAATGAGAGCAAGCCACGGAGCCATCTGGTTCTTCCCGAAGATGGCCGATGCCGCAGCGATCTGCTCTGATTCAGAAAGCTGTGCAAAAGCATCATGCAGCTCCTTCTGCACGGTGATGGAATCCTTCATGGACCCGTCAGAGTTCGTGACGGAAATGCCGAGCTGCTCCATCATGTCCGCGCCTTCCTTTGCGGGAGAAACGAGACGCGCGAGTCCTGTTTTCAGGGAGTTTGCAGCCTTGTCGGCATCAATACCGTTATTTGCCATGACGCCCATGTAAAGAGCCGCGTCATTTACCTTATATCCTGCCGCGGAGAAAATAGGAGCCGCCACGGACATCGCACTGGACAGGCTGTTCACATCCAATGCTGAATTGTTACAAGCCGATGCAAATACATCCGCATAATTGCTTGCCTCGGAAAAGGACCCGTGAAAGCCGTTGATGGTTGCAACCAGACCTGCGGAAACCGTATCCAGATCACCGCCTTCACCGGCAGCCAGGTTCATGGCAGGTGCCAGTGCATCGGAGGATTCCTTTGCATCAAGACCAGCACGAGCGAAGTTCAGCATGGCGTTCGCCGCATCGCTTACACCGTAGGTAGAGTTAGCAGCCGCCGTGGTCATTGCCTTATCGACCATTTCAGCTTCAGCCGCTGTGTTTCCCATCGTCTTATTTGCAAGCTGCATGGTCTTGTCGACCTCGGCAAAGGACTTCACGCCTGCCGCGCCTGCAGCCGCAAGAGGAAGTGTCACATGAGTAGTCAGAGACTTGCCGACACCGGAAACGGAGTCACCCACGCTCTTTAATTTGTCACCTGTCGCGGCAATCTTCTGAAGTGCCGTAGCCGACTGATTTGCTGCCGTCTCCAGGTCTTTTAATTTCTGCTCGGTCTCAGCAATTTCCCTTTGAAGTCCGTCATACTGTTCCTGGGAAATGGTACCGTTCTTAAGTGCCTCGTCTGCCTGAGATGCGGCAGTCTTTAATGTCTGCAGCTTATTCTTGGTTTCGTTTATCGCTTCGCCAAGCAATTTATGCTTCTGAGCGAGAAGCTCTGTATTGCCCGGATCCAGTTTCAGGAGCTTATCGACATCCTTAAGCTGTGCCTGGGTATTTCTAATTTCTGAATTGACGCCCTTAAGGGCAGTCTGTAGTTTGGTGGTATCGCCGCCGATTTCAACGGTAATACCGGCAATCCTTGATGCCATGCGATAAGCCTCCTTTCATTAATTTCTGCATGAAAAAAGGAACCCGAAGGTTCCTCGTAAAATCAATATTCAAACTGAGATTTATCGATACAAATTAAGCTGTTGGAGTACTCCCTTATGTAGGAATCCCCAAAGCATTTCAGCAAATTCTTCTTCCGAAAGCCCCTTCGGATCACTCAGCCAGCTATATATAAGTGTAAGGACTGAATTCATGTAACAGTCTAATATATAAGACACCTGAACGGTCTCCTTCTTTAACCCGAACTCCATGCACAGATGCCAGAGCAGCTCTTCCTTGATATCTTCCGGCACCCTTGCATAGAATCCAGGCTTCAGCATGATTCTGAAATATTCTCCCCACTCCTGCTTAAGTGTGGATACTTGTGTGCAAAACTCAGACTGTTCCTCGCTCTTGAAAACACCGTCTAATATCTTCGGCCGTATCCTTTCGTACATCATTCTTAAAATGTTGTCATGAAGGTCATAAATGCTGTCGAAATACCGATAGAATGTAATCCTGTTGTATCCCGCAGCATTCCGAAATCT